GATTGATATACTCATTTACAAATTCAGCTTCCATAAATTAGAACGTGCCTCCGTCAAGTGTTCCGTATACTACCGATGTTCCGTTTGATTGCAGAACCTTACCATTTGTATTAGCTACAAGAATAGTAGCTGCTCCAGCGCCGTTACCTACAAGGATTGCACCAGCTGTGATAGTTGATAGACCAAGACCACCAGAAGCAACACCAAGAGGAGTCGAAAGACTCAATGTATTCGCAGTGATACCAACCGCGAGTGTCGAGTTCGCAGTAAGAGTAACGTTAGTCGCATTTGCAACAAGACCGCCGGCATTAAGATATGCTTGTAATGTAGCAGTAGTATAACCGGCTGCTGCAGTGTCTACAGTTGTTGTAGGTTCTGTTTGAGAACCAGCAAAGAGCTTATAAACGCCATCTGTAGCATCACGGAAAAGACCGGTGAATTTAGCTCCACTCGAACCGTATTGACCATAAAGACCAATATCAAGAACGTCGGTTGTTGCGTTTCCGTTTGCAAGCTCGATCAGCGAATCTTGGACTGTCAGGTTGGTAGTATCGATTGTCGAAAGCGTACCGAGAACAGTCAGATTTCCTGAAAGAGAAAGATCTGTAATCGAGAGTGCACTGTTAACATGTAAACCAGCAGAGTTGACTGTGAGTGTCGATCCAGTTGTAAGGCCAACCGCATCTGCAGTGACATTAATACCGTTAGCAGCACCAACATGAACACCTGTCGAGTTAGATACAAGACCAGCACCACCTACTACATTGATACCAGCCGCATCAACAGAAATACCATTCGCAGCTTTTGCAAAGACACCAGATGTATTCGATACAATACCATTGTTTGCTACAACAGCGATTGTTGCCGCGCCACCTTCAGAAGAAGATGATCCAGAAATACCGTCGCCAGCTGTAATAGTCGCAACATAGTTGCCCGATGTACCCGAACCAAGAGCAACGTCGCCTGTCAGTTGCGATGTAGCAATCGAAAGGTTGGCTGTATTAACATGCAGACCAGTAGCGTTGCTTACAAGAGTAGCACCGGCTTGAACGAATACGCCAGTCGCATTGGATACAAGACCGCCATTTGTACCAGCAAGAACATTTACGCCATCTGCAGTAACCGAGATACCGTTAGCGCCGTCAACCGCAATCGCGTCTGCAGTAACTGTAATACCGTTACCTGCACCAATGTCAAGAGTGACAGCACCTGATGTACCACCGCCTGTAAGACCAGAACCAGCAGTAACTGCTGTGATATCAGCATCAGTTGGTGTTACCCAGTATACCGATGTTCCGTTCGATGCAAGAACTTGTCCTGCAGTACCAGTCGTACCATTCGCTGTAAGCGAGCTATTTGCAACAATGCCGCCGTTGAATGTGACTACGTTGGCAAAACTGTGTGTGTTTGTCCAAGCGTAGGTCGCAGCAGCATTGGTAGATACTGCACCGGCCGCTTGCCAGAAAACATTACCGCCAGCATCGGTTGCCAGCATATAGCCAGCACCAGGCGATGATGTACCGTTTGCAGTAATCGACTGAACGGTAAGGTTTGCAGTTTTCACCGCATCGAGGTAACCAGTACCATTCGCAACGAGTGCTTGGTTGGCAGTCAATATGCCGGGATTAAACTTACCTGCAATGGTGATTGACGCACCATTCGAACCAATAAAGAGGTGATCTCCATTGGCTGTAAATGCTAATTCACCGTTAGCTAATACTGGTGCATCAGCTGTCGTTAACGACCTTTTAATTTGAATTAAGTTACCGGTATCTACGGCCATGTTTTTATTCCTTTTAGGTTAAAATGATCCGCCGTCGAGATCTACTGCTAGATCTGCGAATGACAGTTGTCTCACCTCATATTTATCATTTTGAGAATTGTAGATTAATGTAGCGCCATTGGCGGCTTCAACGACGCTGACGTCGAGTATGTTTTCAATACTTCTTATTTCCTGAATTTGATTCTTCAGAGTAATAGGTCCAGTAGATGATAATCTGCCGTTGTTATTTGTAATTGTAGCGACTAAACGAGATGCACCTGCCATTATCTTGTAACTCCTGGTGTAACTGTGACGATACCTTCAACAAGACGAGAAACTGTTCCGCTGCCATCAGTCAACTCACAGTCATATACGTATCTTCCGGCTGTAAGGCCATTTGTGGTATTTGCCGACATCGAAAGAGCAACGACACCAGTCACAGCAGTAATAGAAACTGTAAATGCGGTTTGAGCAGAAGAAGTATAGTGCTTACGCATCTGTGCTGCACCTGTAAATCCTGTCAGATTTACGATGTTACCATTTTCATCAGTCACATCAATAGACGTAGCAAATGAAGTGCCTTGATCTATTACTATATTTGCTTTCAGCGCCATTTATTCTTCTACCGTGTTATGAAAAACTATCTGATGTTAAATCTATAAACCAATATTTAGTTGTTGCGCCATTAGATGCCGACACATTAAATTGTTGATTATTATAACCGCCTGTATATGCTGCAAAAAATGTAATTGATGAACCGCTGCCTCCGCTTCCGAAGCTAGCATATCCATTAAATCCGTCTCCTCCGGTATAAGTCCAAACTACACTTGAAGAAGCACTAATAGTAACTGTCGCTTGAGTGCTATACTGATTATCAGAAAGATAGGTCGGTGATCCGCTTGTTCCGCCGTCAGGAGAAAAAGTGACCAACGGTATATCTTGATAAGGACGAATTCCTACATATTGCCACGAAGATCCATTCCACATTTTAACAGCGCCAAAATCTTGGCTCCCGACCCATGATGAGCCGTTCCAATATTTAACTGCTTGGGCGGTCGAAAAAGCTAGAGGCACTTATTATGCTCCCGGCGCAGTTGGCCAAATGACATCTGCGGCATTTGTATAAGTCTGAGTAAGATCTCTTAATGCTTGACGATACGTAGCCCAAGCGGTTTTATCTCCAGGCCAATCTGCCATTTGAGTATAGTCAGATGAAGTCAAAAGATTATTTCTTCTCGACCTAATTTGTTCCCAAGTAATTACCACAACACGATCTTGCAAAACAAGATTGCCTTCAGACAAAACCAATTCTTTATTTTGCATATTCATACCATGGAGAAACTGCTGGTGTTGCTCTGCGGTAATTTCAATAATATCTTGAGGCAATGACGGATACCCAAAATCAGTATCGTAAAAACCTTTTGTTGTTGGGCTGTAGTAAATTGTCATTTTATTAATATCCCATTGCTAACCAGTAACCAGTGTGAGAAGTTTCATCTCCGTTAAACCAACTGAAACCAGTTGTTGATACACTATAAATGGTTGCGCCTTTAGAAGCCTGTCCAAATACACCCAGATCTCCTACTCCATTCATCACTGCTCGACCGACTGTAGTAAATGATGTTGGGAACGTTCCAGATCCTGTAGTATTCGGAGTAACAGTTACTGTTCCCCACTGAATAATTGCTCCGTTTGGCAACTTAGTCCAGCCATTTGATGACAGACTTTGTGTATATCCCGTAGTTCCTGCCGTATCGATCCAGATATCACCAGCAGCAGAAGCAGTAGGTGTAGAACCTGTTACGAAAACTTGACCACCACTTGTAAATCCAGCTGTAACGTGTCTGAGAATAGGAGCTACGGCACCAGATGCACTTCCTTGTGCACCTTGTGGTCCTTGAGCACCCGTTGAACCTGCCGCGCCTTGAGCACCAGTTGCACCTTGTGCTCCGTTTATTCCAGTTGGTCCTTGCGAACCAGTTGCACCTTGAGCGCCTTGTAATCCTTGAGCACCTTGAGGACCAGCAACTGAAGATGCTGCACCTTGTGCACCTGTAAGACCTTGCGGACCAGTTGGTCCTTGTGGTCCTTGAGCTCCAGTAGCGCCTTGAGGACCGGCAACGGTTGAAGCAGCACCTTGTGCACCAGTTGTTCCTTGTGGTCCTTGTGGTCCTTGAATACCTTGTGCACCTTGTGGTCCCGTCGGTCCTTGAACCGAAGGTCCTTGTGGTCCTTGAGAACCAGTTGTTCCCTGTGGACCCTGGGAACCAGTTATTCCTTGCGCGCCTTGTGGACCAGGAACTGTCGAAGCTGCGCCTTGAGCACCAGTTGGTCCTTGCGAACCAGTTGCACCTTGAGAGCCTTGAGCACCAGTTGCGCCTTGCGCACCTTGAGGTCCAGCAAGTTGCGTCCACACCAAGTTAGCTGTCGCTCCACTTGATGCAAGAACGAAACCTGTTGTTCCAGCAGATTGTGTAGGTAGAAGGTTATTGATCGATCCGCCTGTACCGCCTCGAGATGTAGGAAGTGTACCGACAGTAATAGCAGATGCATCAACAAATACGCCTGCTGCGTTCACAGTTAAACCAGCATTCGCTACGAAACTAATCGTCGGATTTCCAGAAACCCCGTCGCCGTTTGTTACGCTAATGCCGTTCGTAGAAGCAATCGATACCGTATTACCTGTTCCTGTACCAGTTCTGACTACGATACCATTCGCCGAGATATTATATACGGTGTTAGCATTGCTTGCTGTACCAGTATAAAGTGACGAGTTAACGCCTGCTCCACTTGGAAAGTTAACAGTATTCGTAACGGTGATATTGTTTGCAAAGACATCGAATCTTGCCGTGGTAGTACCGAGTGCGCCGCCGTTTGCATCTGGTCGTAGTGTTCCATAAGATGTCGTATTAAATACGAAAGCATTGAAACGGTTTGAAGTATTACCGAGTGGCTGCTGATCTGCAATCAGAAGAACCCCGCCTTGACCGATGGTAACGTTGGCGTATACAAGAGAACCATTTACTACAAGGTTACCAGATACAACAAACAAGTCGTTTTTAAAGTGCGCGTTGGCTTCTACGTCGACACGATCATAGAAGATCGCGTTGCCAGAAGCAACTAGACCGTTATCAACCTTAAATCTATTATTTGCGCCTGACATATATTACCTTACTTAATGAATTGAGCAACAACTTTTGCAGCAGTGCTAGATCTTGTTTGATTGACATATACTCTTACGTTTGCAGTAGCCACGTTAGCAGAGAAAGTACCAAGTAAGCTGACTCCGGAATTAGCTGCAACCGGCGAAGAAACTGTGCCGTATGTTGTAAGCTGCGCAGTCGAATTATCATGAGCAAGTAGTACTTCAGAGATCTGTGTATTACCGGCATTTTTCAATTGAATTAAAAGTTTAGCTGTGCTATAGTCTGCCTTTGGATATTCGAAGACAAGAAGATCTGAACCAGTCGTAGCTCCAAGATTTCCGTTTGCAAAGATATCAACTACGTGCTCAGTCTTGAAAGTCACGATATTTGCATGTGTAGCAGGACCAGTCACTGCGAGCGTATTCGCTAGAGTAGTTGCTCCTGTTACTCCAAGAGTACTCGAAAGCGTTGTAGCTCCAGTTACAGTGAGTGTATTCGAAAGATTTGTATTTCCTGTAACCGTCAGCGTATTTGCAAGAGCAACGTTCGAACTGACTGTCGCAGCACCTACAACTACAAGATGGCTTGTCGGCGTAATGGTAAGATTCGCAGATGCAGTGATCGATCCATTACCAACTACTGTGTTAAACGTCGCGTTTCCGACAAGAACCGTAGTAGCATTTGCAAAGACATTCGCGCCGACTGCGACAACTGTTTGGTTGGCAGCGACAATACCAGCAAAGAATCCTGTCGGCGTAACGTTAGATGTCGACGTCGAATTGACAATGCTAACAATTCGAGTATTCGCTAAAACGGTATTACTACCTTCTGCGGTGAAGAATCGAAGCGATGTTAACTCAGAAGCGTTAAGCGTATTACCTACAAATACTCCGCTACTATTCGCTACAACGTTACCAATCGCACTTGTTCCAGTGATTTGAACTGTACCACCATTTGTGGCATTTGCCGTCACATTGGCGCCGAGCGAAATCTGAATAGTATTGGCAGTAAAGATGCCAGTTTTGAATGCATTCGGTTCAATGTTTGCAGTGGCACTCGAGTTAGCGATGCTAATGATTCGAGTATTTGCAAGAGTGGTATTCGAACCTTCAGACGCAAGGAAACGAACTGATGTGACTTGCGAAGAATTTAAAGTATTACCTACGTGTAGACCGCTGCTATTTGCGACAGTATTACCGACCGTGCCAGTTCCTGTTACTTGGATCGTACCACCGTTGGTAGCATTCGCAGTCACATTAGCACCAAGTGAAACTTGAATGGTGTTGGCTGTAAAGATGCCTGTCTTGAAACTGATAGGATCAATATTTGCAGATGATGTTGTATTGGCAATGCTGATGATCTGATTGTTTGCGAGCACGGTATTGCTACCTTCTGCTGCAAAGAATCGAACGCTCGTCATCTGGCTATTCGTAACAGTGTTGCCTACATATAGACCGCTGCTATTTGATACACTATTACCGACTGCACCTGATCCTGTGACTTGGATCGTACCACCATTTGTGGCATTGGCAGTAACGTTGGCACCTAATGTAATCTGAATCGTGTTCGCTACAAACAATCCAGTGCTAAAGCTGATTGGATTCATCGTAGCAGTATTAGTGCTATTCGCGGCAACAACTGCGAATGCAGTTGCTGTTGTATTCGTGGTCGAGTTCGACTGAATCGTCAGCTTCGTCGTGTTAGCGACAAGATTTGCACCAGTCAAACCAGCATGTAGACCGTACTGCCACATGAATGTGTTCGAAGAACCGTTGGCAACTTCGAGACGAATCTCGGTCGAGTTAACATTGCTCAGAACAGTGTTCGTGCTGATCATCAGATTGGCAAACGAACCGTTAACGTTTCCGCCCTTCATCCAGTTTGTTACGACGAGATTGTTAGCGCCAAATGTTCCGTATAGCTGAGCTGTTCTTGGAAACGCGGTGTTACCCGTGTTTGCATACGTACTGTTTGCAGTAATGATTTCTGTCGAGAGCGCGTTGAGAAGTTCATTGGTCTCGAGGAGCCAAATCTCAAACGAGTCGGTAATTACATCAACATTAGCTACTGGTCTTGACATTAATTTCTTCCATTCACTACTTGTAAGAGTAGAGTTTTAATTTCTTTGAGATCGTCTTCGACTGCACTTATTCTATTTGACAGATCTTTGCTATTCTTCGCTTTCGATCTCTCTGCTACAAACTTTGCATAAGATGCATCGTCTGTATTTATGAAAGCTCCAGTAGAAGTATCTTTCATGAATCCATCAGTTTCAGTCTTGACTAACATTATGCGGAAACTCCGATAACCTGAATAGCCTCTACCTTTGGAACAATATGAGATTGCTCTGCAAGAAGAACGATCTTGATTTGCATCGATGTATAGCGATCAAACTCAACGTATTCTGAGTTGACATATCTTACAGTGTTATCATTTTCAACGTTATTCCATGCGACATTTCTGTACTTCAGTTTATCGATAACAATATCTGATCTTGTAACTCCGGCCGACACGAGACTTGAAGTTGTAATGTTTCGATATGTGCTGATCGCAGTAGTATTTGCTGCCGAGACTACGAACACTTCATGATTACCAAAGTCTTGATCTTTGATTCGAATCAAGTCGCCAGCAGTAACTGTCGCAGAATGATTGTTCGTTGTAGTAATGGTATTCGAACCGTAAGTAATTGCTCCAGTTCCTGGAAGAGCGACTTGAAGTTCAGGAGCAGTATCAAATCCATATGTAAATTCGTACATATCATTTGGATCTGTCGAGCTAAAGCGATCGATATTATCTTTCAGTACAAGCGGAGTCCATGCTTTACTTTGGAATGATTCTCTGTCTGCCGCGTTATGCACTTTGGCATAGACTTTGATTTCTGTTCCGGCTGGGCGATATCCTGTCAGATATACTACGATATCTTCTGCATACTTGTCTTGAGCAAATCTAATAACTTTTGAAAGATACTTTGATTTAGCAAGGCCGTTTGCACCAGTTTCTGTATCATAACTAGCAATGCTACTAAGTCCTACTGTTCTTGTTTCTGTGTAAACGTTGTTGATGTCGTTTTGATAGAAGTAGAAGTCAAGTTCGCGAGTCGTTGCATAAGGAACACTGAAGCGGTCGATTTCGGCACTGCTTACAGCAATATTCAGATTCGCGACAACTGATTTTCTTCTGTCTCCAAAAAGATTCGAGCTCTTTGAGGTATCAACTTCGACTGAGCGAGATAAGATATATCCTGTCGCCGACGTATCATTCATTTGAAGAAGATTGATGTTTGTTGATGTAGAAGACAACTGATTCGCAGAGTTAGCAATCTTATAGTTAAGAGTAAATGTAGATCCAGAAGGATTGCCGATTAAGAATGAAGGCTTAAAGTTATCAACAGGATAGCTATCGATAGAAGCGATATTTGCAGTTGCTCCTGATCTTTCTCCTATAATTCTACCGCCACTCACCGCAAATTTGTTTGTAGCATTTGCTGAAGAGTCTGCCAAAATCAACTTATACTTTGGATAATCTATGTTATAAGCTAAACCTACGGGTGGAACTTTATAACCGATTCCAGAAGCAGAGAAAGCTGGCAAGCTTTCAATTGTCATATGCGTGGCATTCGTGATAGCATTGACAGATAGAATCTGTTTCGCTCCGCCGCTTTGAACTAAAATTTTAGCTCCGCCAAAAAGATTAGTAAATGTGGTTGCAATACCAACTACGTTTAAACTGTTCGTAGAAACTGTGACAGTGCCACTGGCATTCGCGATGTCTTGGTAGATGTATTCTCCACCGATAAAAGCACCAGTGTTAGTATTGTCGATCGTAAAGAATTCATAATCTTTATTTACAAGACTGATTGTAATGTTATTGGCAGTGTATCTGGCCACCTTGACTTTAAACTTGAGATCTCTGTCGCTCAGTGAACGATGAGCAGAAGTGTTCGTAGGGACATATAGCTTGCCGCCGTGTGTTCCTCTTGAACCTACAGACAACGTATTAGTAATCTGGCCGTCAGTTACAAGTCTGTCGCCGAGTACGTTTTGCCATACATCAAATCCTGGATCATTAAATTTAAGAACTAATCCGTAATGTTTTCCAGTGGCCAAACGAACAGGATCTTTAAATCCGATTACTGTTGCCGCAGAAGCATCTTGAGAAGTATTAATCAAATCATACTGAATAAGAGTCATGGAGTTGCGAAGCTGACGAGTCTCAAAAGGAGAATCGTTTTCTACTTCGCAAATCCAAGCGTTTACTGTAGGAGCCACTGCACCTGAAACGGTGGCTCCACGCACAGGCTTAGCTTTAAAGAATACGTCGATGGATGTGAGCATGACTTCAGGAGCGTTAGCCACTGTTTGCGGATTCACGTAAAAGGTTTGAATATAGTTAAAGCCTGACATGCATTTCCTCTTTTATTTTTATTATTTATCTACCACTCTGTTGATCTTATGGTATATTGAAATTTATCTGCGATTCAAAGTTTCGAAGATCGAGTCTAAGCACGTTGTAAGTACCACTTGGATCAATGAATGTATCAACTGCTGATTCAGTTGCATTACCTCCGCCACCACTCTGAGTGTTCGTTCTGGCATCAGCTTGTGCAACAGAAGTAGAAGTGGTTGAAGCAGTAACATTCAGATTATTAGTGTTTGTAGCAGGAAGATTAGAGTAGTAGGCAAGAGTAATTGCGCCTGCTGCTCTCGAAGTTCCATCAGTGTTTTCAATTACAAATCGTTTTTGTCCAGCAATATTAGAGATGATGCGGTTTTGTGCCGTAACATCAGTTGCCGCTTCATCGAGACCAGCATCATAATAAAAATCGAATGTCATAATGCCGTTTTCGTCGCTTCGAAGACCAGTAGTATTCGTCGTTGACGTTCTTACTTGTGAACACTTCGAAGTTCTGTTTTCTCCATCAAACGTAAACGTATGATTTGTATTCGGCTTCAAGCCAGATACAGAAATTACAAACTTCTGAGAATCAGCGATGTATTGTTGATCAAATCCTCTGTCGAAGTCGAAATAATTAAACATCGAATTGGTAATTGTGAATGAACTCGGGTTTATGTTATGTACAGCGCCCGTATATTCAAACGTATTTGGATTCGCTACCGTAATTGTCGAAGTTGTTACAGAATCTGTAGGATATTGTAGAAGATAACCATAAGTTCCTGTTCTACCTTGTCCACCAAATAGACCACCGCGTTTCTTACCCTTGTATATTCTCACTTTTGCATATTGGCCTGCAGCAGGATCATGCGTCCATGTGATCTTAAATTGATCTTCAAGGAAAGTACCAGAATCGATACCGGTTGGATATGACTTACGCTCTATGCTTCCAACATGCTCGACTCCGCGACCATCATTCAGTTGATTTATTTGATAGAGTCTGGCAATATCAGCGCTAGTAATAGAAGCTGCTGATGCAGAAGTTTGTGTGGCTGTCCATGGACCATTTTCTGAAGCTCCTTGATAGACAGTTGCCGAAATGGCATTGTCGCGAGAAACTACATAAAGTTCTGCTGGTCCAGAAAGACTGCTGAATCGATAAACGAATTCTTCGAACACTGTACCAGAATCCGAAACGCTCGTGCTTCTTTCTCTTGCTACTGTTGATTCTATTCTTTGAGTAACAGTAGTAACAACCACATTTCCAGTTGTATTTGCAGCAGTATTTGCAGCAGTATTTGCAACTGGAAGAGGGCCTGCAGTCGCGACGCTCTGTTCTCCAATCACAAACTCGTTATATGGAAGTGTCAGAATGCCATCTTCTTGTCCTGTGCCATCTGGCTTAAACTGAAGATTTAACTCTCTCAGATATGGACCAAGCTGGTCGTTTTTAATAGTAGCATAAAATTCTGGGCTTCCGATGTCTGCATAAACATAGTCGGTGAAAGGATCTACGAAGAATCCAAACTTAAATCTATCAAGAGCCGCATCTAAACCACTCGGAATAAATCTTGATTTTGCCAAAGCTTCAGCAAGAGTAAACGATACGTAATATTCCAGATCTTTAATTCTTCTATCAAGGCTACCGATATCAGCCATCGTATAACGACGTTGCTGAATGCGAGTTCTTTGAGAAGCGCTGATTGAAGGCTTAATAGTATAGGTGCTCTTTCTTTTTCCAGAAATGGCGCTCGTCACCTTTGTATCTGTGATAGCAATCATCTCAGCAGAAAGCACTTCTGGAAGAGAAGGATATGGCGGAATGTTGTATATTTGTAGAGTAAGCGAGCTATCTTGTGCCGGTGGAAGAACAGGAGAAATGCCTGGTTCGCCGTTTTTGATTTCAAAACCACCTATCGAATTGATAATAACTCGATCAACTCTTCCAAGATAAGAACTTACATTTGCAGACAATGTAGAGTTAGGCACAGGGAAAAATGCGCTAGCCGAAGAGAAGTAGTTTGTATTCGAAGGAAGCGTAGGATTGATAATCGACGCAGCGTTTGCACCAGCCGCAACTGAAGAAATATCAGTCACATAGTTAATTGTATTTGCAGCCGATGGACGAAGATCTACACAATCTCTTACGTCATAATAAATTCCAGTTTTTCCTTGAAATTCTGGAAGTTCCATCGTGTTAATGCTTGTATCGCTGACAAGCGAAGCAAGATTTGCACTGTCGTTAATGGTATAGGAAGAGATCGTCTTGACACCTGATGCAGATTGAAACGCATCAAACTTTACAAGAAGAATATCATTCGCAGCAAGCGAATCGTATCTTGGCTTTCTGACAAGCTTCGAAATATCAAGGAAATCTTCATTTTGTCCGCTGTCAATATAAAACTGATTCGTAACGTCTGTAACACCGAATGTATTCTCGGTGAAGTACATCGTATTGCCAGTAAACTTATGCGCAGAAGTACTGTTTGAAGTCAGTGTAAGATTTGCTCCACCGCGAGTAGCAGAGAGTGCGAATCCAGATGTATTTGCATATACGGCAAAGTATGTGGTAGCATTTGCAAGGCCGCCGAGTACTCCGACACCTGCAGCATTCGAATATAGAAGAGAATCACCATTCGCGAATGGGTTATTCGTGATAGTAATAAACGCGTTAGCGGTTCCTGATCCTGTAATATCTGTGGCTACGTTAAACGTAATATCTTGAGCAGTCGCGTCTTTCTTGTATACTCCACGAAGGCGATATACGTCAGATACACCGAGCGGCCATGGTCCTTGAATACCTGCGCTGTTGTTATTTGCAATACGAATTCTTGCATAGTTGCCACGATTTGACGTCTTCGCCGCTGAGCTTACATTGTTTCTTTGCGCATTATAGACAACCGAAACAGGCATCGAAGCGGCGGCATTTGAAGTAGCATTCGCGACATTATTACCGAAGTAGATCGTCATGACTTGACTGTTCGAACTATCAACGTTCGCCCACTTCGTAGCTTTGTTTGTCAGTGAGATCGGAATATTTTGTGGATAATAAAGAGTAATGCTACCACCAGAATATGTTTTTCCTGGAGCAGTGGCGAGAGTCATCAAGGTGCTGTTTGCAATTGATGCGATTTGGGCCACAGCCGTATTTCCAGCCGTAGAATTTGCAAGAAGAACATAATCTCCAGGAGAAAATTGTGTAGTAAATAATGAACCAGTTCCTACAACATTAGCAGTCGTATTATTAGCAGTACTAATAGTGCCTGTTGCGGTTATCTGAGACTTGAAGTTACCATTAGGAATTACAATCAAATCGCGTTTCTCAGAAGTATTCAGCTCTTCTGTATACGGGAAATATTCATTTGATGAAAGATTTAAAACAACATAACCGTCAGAATTAGAAGTTTCAGTTGTGTTAATGGTTCTGTATTGATATGTGATGTTAGAAACATTCGACGTAGCATTCTTTAACTTGAAAAGAAGCGATGAGTCTGAAGTATCTCGAAGTACTGCTCCAAGAGTAGCATCAATTACTACGTCAGCAATTGCTTTATTGCCACTGCTATAGTAGATGCTTCTTACGTCCTTAGTATTTGAACCGCCGTTCATCTTAATGTCAAAGAGATACATTCTGTATACGGCATTCGCATTACCGACATCTCCGCTCTGATAAGCAAAAGTACGAAGTCTTGCAGTACCAATCTTCGTTCCTACCGGGGAAATTGTAGTCGATCCAGTACTAATATAATTTGCAGGAGATCCATAAAGATCTACTTGACCACCAATGTCAAAGTTGAACGAACCGGCAAGTTCGTCGACTTCGAAGTAGTTACCGTAACCGAGACGAGTTTGCGAAGCAGGATCATTTAGCTTCGTCGTACCCTTATTCATGTTTTGCTTATAGTTGTCGATAGTTTCAATACGAATACCATTGATATAAGCTTTACCCGGATCAATGTTCATCTTCACAAGACTTGCAGTATCTGAGAACGTTCCAGAATCTTTCGTCAGTGTAAGGAACTGATCGATGACATAGTTGCCAGATTCTTCGTAAGTTCTTGCTGCGAGTTGACGGCCAATGACATTATAGACAGTGTCTTGATTTACACGATACGGACGACCGTCTGTGAACTCGATGATTGGAAGGAATTCTGAGTTTGCATCGGCTTCGGCTTTTGTCAGTACGCTGATGACTGGTGTCAACTTCAGACGATCTGCGCCAGGAGCAGCAAAGTTGAAAGTACCGGTGGCATTGTCAAGAAGCGACTGATCTTGATTTGAGTTAACAATGCTTTCATTTGTATAGAAACCAACAGACTTATCAAAGCCAGTATTCGAATACTTGTTTACAACCTCGAACTGAGAAGCAACTCTCGAGAAGAAACCCTTCTGATAGATTGTGCCTTCGCCGATCGTAACACCATAACCAGTTCCGATAGGAACGGTTGTTGCGTTTGCCACTTGAATCGTAGCAAGGAATGTTTCTGCTGCGAGCTCAAGCTCGCCTAATTCGGTGGCAGTAAATGTAGAAGTGGTCGAGTTATTTGCGATGGTAACATGTGGCTCTACGTAGTAACCTGAACCTTGTCCAATGATCTGAACAGCTGTGACTTTACCTAGACTGTCTGTTGTAAGTGAACCAACTGCACCCGAACCAACAATTGCAACTACGTTCGCAGATACACCAGATCCGAAATTACGAATCTGCTCGCCAGCTGCAAATCGGAACTTAATCGTATTTGCAGAAATAAGATCAGGATATTCTGGTCTCACCTTCAAGATAAGAGCAGAGCTATTAGCAGTTGTATTCGCTTCGATAATCACGGCATTTGCAACGCCGTTCTGAATTACAGATCCGGCCACAAAGCTTGCAGCAGCTGCAGCACCACCTGTACTATTTTGTACAGCAAGTGCCGACATCACTACAACCGTGTCGCTATTACTAAACTTCGAAGCGCCATCGTTTACTTTGATATTGAAGATAGGATAAGACTTATTGAAAACCGTAAGAGTTTCATCTGCTGCAAAAGAATCTGTTTCGAAATCTGTTCCTGAACTGATGTAGTTCACAAACAGCGTGTTCAAATCTGGTGAACGAGATTGCAGACCAGCGGTCGTCTTTACAATGTATGCTTCGACATTTGCGGCGTTCTTGACATATAGGTTGTTATAAAGAGTGACATCGACTTGTAGACCATCGGTCGTTAGATCGTTGATCTTGATATAAGGAACTTTATCATGCTTAGTAATCGTACAACCATCGATGATTGTGCCACGCTTAAATACGTTGTCACCAAACTTCTCAATTTGATTTTGCAAGATTGACTGGAGCTGGTTAAGCTCACGGGCTTGGACTGCGACACCGGGCTGGAACAAGACTTTATAAAAGTCCTTCTTGACGTCGAAGTCATCAAAATAAGGAGATACGTTTAGGTTGGTTTCCAGAGCCATTTAATTAAAACTCCAATACTATCTTTATAATTTCTGATTTGTTATCGTTACGAGCGATAGGATCAAGATTCTCTAAGTAAAGAACCTCGCCGCTACCGACTACAAAGTCTCCATTGTATTTATTCAATAATGGGGAAAGCTCTGCAGAAGATACTACTCCTGCGATATCTATGACTCCACGCGCATCAAGGTTAAAGATGCCTGATTTATTACTAATCCACAATATATCAGAAGCGCCGTCGATCTCATCGAGATGGTGGACTCTGCCGCGCGGCTGCGCATATGAAATCAGACTTTCTTGCTTAATCTCTTCGTCTTCGAGGAACGGTACTCCGCCGGTGCTAAATGTGCCAATCAATCGAGTTAGCTGGCGAGAGTAGTTGAATGAACTCGCTACTCTGTCGTTGATTTCAATCGTTCCAGTAATAGATGCTGTCGTACCCGACACAGGAACTACGGTGTCTCCTGACATACCACCAACACCGATGATACGACTTCCAGAAGTAAATACTCCTGCAACATTTGACAATTCAATTTGACTTGATCCAGAGAACGATACGATGCCGCTCGCTTCTACGACGATAGCTGACACTTCACAATCTTCTGCCGTAAACGAGCTGTTGGTATTTGCAGTCGTAATACGATAGTCTTGTGGAACGTTGGCTACTGTCGAGATATAGTTGTTCGAACCGTCTGTGACAAGAACATAGTCGCCAACTTCAAAGGCATCTTTGTAAGTAGGAGCATCTGGATTTCTAAGAGCTACAGTAATAACTCCGTTCGATCCTGATACACTTGCATCTCCGTTGATCGTAACGAGAGGAGCTGAAGTATATCCAGAACCTGCGTTAGTAATTGTAACAGATGTAATAACTCCTGAACCGTTATTTGCGAATGTGCCTGCTGCACCTGTTCCATCGGTTCCAGAATTGTTAAAGACGAGTTGATTATTCGCAGTGCTATTGTATCCTGTTCCACCACTTACAATAGTAGCAGTAGTCGAAAGAAGGCCGAAGTCTGTCTTTTCAATCGTCGTGCTAGCTGCTGTAATTGAAACGTTGCCGTGCAGCTTTAACTTTCTATATTGATAGACTTTCTCACCAACAGAAAAACCTGGTCCAATTACATTGTTGATATTCATATCGACCTTTGTAAAGGTCGGATTCTTAATTACTCCGACTTGTCGAAAATCATTTTCTGTTGAAATGATACCGCTCTCGCTGTTATTAAACTTGGCGCTGATGCATATTCTTTTTGCAAAGAGTTCATTGTAAGGATCTGAGCCATGGCCATTCTTTGGAGAAATAATTGGACGCAATGATGCTGGTGCAAAGTACGTAGAGCTTGATACGACCGGTGGAAGCTGAATAAATGTTTCGTCGAAAATAGATGGAGGAATAGTAATAGGCTGTTCAGAAACATATGATTCAGCCTTTCGATAGTTTTCTCCTACCGCTAGCAATTCGACTCTATTCACGGAATTTGTAGATGCCGCATCGATATATACAATTCCTTCTGCGGGAGTCGATTCTTCGCCATCTCCCCAAACGAATGCATATGGATATACTTCATAAGTATCTCCAGCAGAAGGAGTATTAATAAACGAGGAATCAAGAATAAATTTCTTCTGTGCAGAAGTGCCTTCATAGTTAACGATTCTTCGATACTCACCGATAGCAAGACCCGAAGTCATCTTCATGACACAACCTTGATAGTAGTCATCGATCGATACTGCAGTTGCTGGTGCACCATAAAATGTAGGAATACCTTGTACGGTGATATCGGCTGTTAAGAGTGTGGCACTGGCAATATAGTTGTCATAACCTGCACCAGGATCTTCTACCTTAATGACTTCAATCGTTCCTCGAGTAGCGCCATCAATGACCGAGGTGTTGGCAATGATAGGAACGTATTGCGAAGTAGCAAACTTTTCATACTGAGATTTTGTGATGGTGTACATGTATTTCCATACATATCCGTCACCTGTTTCGACAGGATTGAGATCGGCGGCACTACCTACACGAGAAGGTGCAACAGTCGAATTTACATTGATAGTATCAGTGCTTTTGTTGAACAAGCACTTCCAAACGTTGTACTCTGTATCGTCGTCGACAGTGATAAAGAAGTTCTTGGTTTCAAGATCGCCGTCAAGATGATCATACATCGCATAGTGTGTGTTTGATTCCCACAGATTCTTTTTCGCCATATGAACTACATCATCAGAAGAAATTCTCTTCGCGAAGATCATATTGTCATAGACGTTCGTGTCTGTATCACGAATGCTATTATTCGGAACAGGAATAATCGTGTCGCTGTTAGCATAAGGAATATGACGAGCGGCATACACAAAGTAATCATTGTTAGCAAAGCTATTCATGAAGTTTGCAGCTGCCGCTACATTAAAACTACTCGTAATGAGTTTTTGAGTTACTGCCATTTATTCCTCTATCGTCTTTGTCAAGAAGTGACCAGCGTTAATATCTCCGCTAGTGCTACCATTCGCTGTTATATTTATAGGACTTCCATTCGCGGTTAACGATAGTTTCACCGTATTTGGAGTAGTATTTACAATATAATAATTTTGATTATTTGCAAGTTTTTCAATTCTTAGAATGTGCGTTTCTGCCGTTGAGTTAGAATAAATGCTAACCGCTTTACCGATAGAGTTCGCAAGCTTTATTGAAGTAGCGTTTGCGCTTCGAATGAAGTATTCACTGCCTTCTGCAAGACCAACAGCAGTAGATCCACCATTCTTTGTATACTTAACAACATCACCTATTCTAAACAGATTGTTTGCTACGCTAATAGTATTTGAAGTAATTGCATTTGTTACAAACGATAGAGACACGTTTGCTTGCACAGCCGTATTCGATGTGGTGTAAAGAACCAAGTCGCCATTTGCAAACGGATTAATAACCTTCGTCAATGTATGCAATGCCAGTGTGTTACTGATTGCAACAGTATTGAGATTCAGAGCATCTCCACCTCTTGTTTCAGAGATCTTGATGCCTGTCGTATTTGCGAACACTACGTAATAGTATTCGTTATTTGATAGGCTCGAAGAAGTTCCTACACCAAGTGTTTGTGCTTCTGACGTAGTATATTGTAAATAATCATGTACATTTAGTGGGAATGTGGTATAATAAGGATTAGTCCCTAACGATATCAGATCAGTATCATTGTTGACATCCATTACCTTAAACTTGAAACTGACATCTTCGAAGTCGGTCTGAATAGTATCATTCACAGTCGAAACGTCGTCATTCGAGTTAAATTGGATTTCTTGCCCAGTAGAAATGCTTGTCAAAGCGAGTGCGGCATTCGATTCTTCTACGATCAATGCAGATCCAAAGAACTTCGTTCCAGCCATATGCATGACTTTCTTGAACATGTCAGAATATCTATCTACCGAGATTTTCGAAAGAATCTCATAAGAATACTCTTGGTAATAGTCTCCGTCGTGCACGTAGATATCGTCAGACAAGAACCCTTTCGAGCTTCTGTAATATCCGATTCCAAGGCCATGGCCGTCGAGAACCATCTTTGCGGTTCCAGATCTCAGATTATCTTCTGATACAAAGTCAACGATTTCTGCATTCGAATATGCAAAACCTGAATCGATGACTTGAAGAGCAGTGACTTCACCGTTTGACGTCACAACGTTTGCTGTGATATCCGCATTCAATCCGATAGGATACAATTCTGTGATATCTTCAGTCACACCTATTACGTCAGCTTCGGCGCCAGAAACTTCGCCGATCATCGGCTCATTTGGCAACCAAGTATTTTCGAATGTGATTCTCTTGGCAAGCATCTGCGAACTGTTACTTGATTTTACAATCGCTTTGGCAGTCGATACAATCTCGAAAAGACTTACGCTCGAAATAAGCGCGTTTGCGGTAGGTACTGTATAAGAATATAGTAAAGCGTTATTTGTAATAGGTGCAGTGTTTCCAGTCACTCTGACATAATTGCGTACAACACTTTCATGAGTGTTGGAGAAGATTGAAGAAACAGTAGCATTAACTACACTTGCAGTAAGGAAGTGTCCAGTTTCTGATACACTAGTAGCTGTAATATCAACATTAGAACCAGTAGATGTGGTTGAAAGAGCAAGACCAGTACTATTTGCGTATCTTACAAAATATAAAGAATTGTTTGTGAGTCCAGTAACAGCGGTATTTCCAGCTGCAGTCGAATATGTAATTTGTTGTCCATTTGCAAAGATACTATTTGCCGATGTTATTGAAATAAAATCATTGCTATTTTGAACTTGTGTATTCGAGTTAAAAGTTGAAACTACATTTTGGAATAGCTTATCTTTTGGCAGATATCCTGGAAGAGTTGCGATCGTATGTGATTCGCCACCTGTCGAGTTAGCAGTAATGTTGATTGCGGATCCACTGAGAGTAGAAGCTAATTTAAATCCTACGTTGTTCGCAGCAACAACATAGTAAACAGCATTCGCTGTCAAACCGCTGATAGCAGTATTGCCATTCGGAATTCTGTACTGAACGATTTGACCATTAGCGAACTCGTTCGTATAGCTACGTAGCTGATGACCAATCAAGTCAGGATTGTAATTTCTGAGGAAGTGCCCATTACTTCCAGGATTTGCTGCTGTCAAATCTACGTTGGCTCCACCGGCTGTCAATGAAAGTGCTAAGCCAGTGCTATTTGCATAGCGAACATAGTAGAGAGCATTCGCTTCGAGACCATCAACTGCTGCAACACCATCTGTCACAACATATCTGACTTGACCGCCATTGGCAAATAAAGTATTCGCAGTCGCGATTTGAATAAAATCATTACTGTTTTGTACGTTAGTATTTGAGTTAAACTCTGCGACATTCGAACTCTGTGTAATATTCACTTTGGCAAGTGTGTTTGCCGCTTGAGTTGTGAGAGTGACGCCAGTCGAATTCGATGCCAAGACATAGTAGAAACTGTTGTTTGATAGGCCTGTCACCGCCGTATTCGCATTATCAGTAAAGTAACGAACAAGATCATTCGCTGCAAACTCATTACCAGTGATTGTAATAAAATCTGTATTCGAGTTGACTTCGTCCGTAGGATTAAACGACGATGTGATGTTACGATAGAAGATAAATTCTGATGCGCTGTTGGCTTCGTACTGAGATTGCAAACTAAATGTCTTGGCATCATACGTGTTGCTGTATGCACCAGAAGAAACCTTCAGATCGTAGAACTTGAGATTTGCTTGAGATTGATTTACTATTTCTCCAGCAACAAAGTTTCTTGTTGCATTTTCAAACGTAATTACAAAGTCTTTACGATCGAAACCTGAAATGTATGGCTGATGTGCAAGAACAAATGGATCGACGTTATAGTCTTCACCTGGATTGATCTGATTGAGTGATCCAATAATCCCGATCTCAAATCTACCAAACGTCAGACATGCATACAGATTATCGAGTAAGTTGCCTTGTGGATTCTTTGGAAATCCGAATGCGTCTGAAGAGATAAACTCTGAAGCAAACACTTGATTCGCCTGTGCAATCGTCGATAATTCTGTCACCGCTGTAATTGCAGTATTCACAAGATTATTACCATAGACAATGATATTGCTATTTGATGGTGTAGAAGTCGTGTTTGTGAAACCAAAGTCGCGAATAGGATCTTTGATAAGAAGATTCGTTCCAGTCACATCATATAATGTTGCATGTGCAGTCTTGTATAAGAAGTGACCAGACTCGTTCGCTCGAGTTGCAGCAAATGCCGGAATATTGAACGATGTATTAGCAAAGCTTTCTCCGGGAAAACTCGTGCTATTGATATGAATATACTTGTTCGCAGGACTCGAAAGAATGAGTCCAGTGGTATTTGAGAATGCGACGTAATAAGGTTTACCGCTTTCGAGTCCACTGATTACTGTATTACCTGTTGCTACTTCATAAGTAACTCGATCGCCTGCAATATAGTAAGTATTAGCATTTGTAATAGTAATAAACCCTGTCGTTGCATTTGCAGCAGTCGAAGGATTAAATGAAACCTTGCGGATCTGTTGATATACTCTTTGACCTTCATCGAACCCAGTATTCGCTGTCACAGAGAGTTGAAGACGACTATAGTCGAGTGTATCTTGGCTGTTGGCAGCAATAAGATCCGTACCGATGAAGATGACTTCTGTTTCGCCGATCGTACCTACACCGAAACCAGCGCCTGTTCCAAAACTAATCGATGATATATTTGCGGTGGTATTTGAAAGCGGAGCAACGATCTTCGAAGGGAATGAACGAACATAGTCGCCACCGGTAATGTCGAGCGAATAAGATGTAATCTTAAAGTTATCTGCGTTTGCAGCGGTGTATACCGTATCTGTTTCGTTCCAGTATCCTTTACGAGAAAGGAATGTTAACGTTCCGCTGTTTGATCCAGAAGCATAGTTAGCAGTGATTACAGTACCTTCAGCAACAATCGCATTCGCGCTATTGTAGATGTAGATGTTATTCGCAAAGGTAACGTTATTCGAAGAGCACTCATCAAACGCAATGACATGAACTTGCTTCTTGATGTCATATAAACCAGCATTCAGATTGACGTAACTGACGTTCGCAAAGATTTGATTGTTGGTTTGATTGATAAGCTTATATGTTAAACCGTAGTTATGAGCATTTCCGACAGCATTTGCAGATGCATTTGCAGAAAGTATCAAAGAAGTTGAATTGGTTACACTGATTACGTTACCAACCGCCACGTTGCCTGTGACATAAAGCGTAGAGTTGATGTAGTTGTTATTAAACGCAGTAGATGTTCCAGTGACTACATTGCTTGTAGTAGATGTAGTGATTGTGCCTGTTCCAACTTTGTAATCCCAATCCGCCATGCGCTTACTGTTCTTGAAAGCGCCGCGAGCATTGGTAAGAGTAAGTTGAACTTCGCCTTCTAGCTGGATCACATTTGCCACTGTACCAGAAGCAGTAATATATCCTGCATTCTGTTGCTGTACGACATCACCTACACTGAATGTTGCTGAAGGTGAAGTAATAATAACAGCATAATCTGTCGGTATGTTCATGAACTTACCAGACATTGACTTGTCTGTCAGTGTACTTGCTGTGAAGCTTGTTCCTGTGTTATTCGTTCCAGTATAATAGATAGCAGATGGAACGAATACGCCTGAAGTGTGTGATACCGAGATAAAACCATTTGTATTCGAAGAAGGTGCAACTTCGAGTACTCTTCCTTGTGCAGCAAGCATGCCATTCGCAGCATAACGATATACAGTATTTCCTACAGAAACGTTTGATGTGGCCGCACTGTATCCGATATTGACTACAGGTTGAACACCGCGTTCGAATAGACGATAGTAGTTTTCCGCCGTAAAATCTGCCGTCACTTCATTGAGGTTTAATACTTTCTCAGAGACGATCGATTCGGCATTAAGTGTGTATCCATATCCGCCGTCTATAAAAATGAAATCTACGAGGCCAGCTGCCGAATTCGTAGATTCTACTCGTGCTAAACCGCCGAGACCGCGATCGCTGTTCGTAAATCTTACGATGTCTCCGACAGTAAAGTCTCGACCACGAGTTTGAACTGTAACTCTTTTTACGGATCCTACGAGTTTCGATCTTTTGGTAATATCGAATACGGGTTCATTATTGATATTTAGACCGATGACTTCGCCGTTACGAAATTCGCCCTGTCTTCCAGAAATATAAAGTAGGTTAACGAAGCCTTTACCAACTCTTCTACGAATATACTTCTCAACGAAAGCTTTGGCGCCTGAAAGCTGGCCCACAACTTGCTTGCCGACATAGTCGATATTATAGATTGAGTATCCGATTTCAAGATATTCTGGTTTCTCGTACACACCATCTGAAAGACGAAAGATCTTTTCTGCAGGATATTGTACTTCAGCAGCCGTACCATATACAAGCTTAAAGAAAAGATCGATCGAACGTTCTGTACCCTTTGCGCGATACAGATCGAGTGAGTTCTTGACAAGAAGCTTTTTGTTCGTGGCAGTGTCGAACTGAATGTTCTTCAGATACTTTTCTTTGAAGTGAACGATGAAGTCGTCAGTAGTTTCGTCAATATCTCTGTAACTCGGTAGTCGACGAGTATGATACAAAGGATTATTAGTCGATTCTAGCCACTCATAATAAGCTCGAGTGAACGCAATGAAGTTCTCACCCTCTTCTTGGTAAAAAGAAGGGAATTGACTCTGAATTAACGGAGATATTCTTTTTTCTATATTCTTCATTATTCTCTGATCTGTTCAATTGTGACGTCGACGTCATTTTCAAGAATATTGAGTATCACGTTCTGAGAAGAAGTGATGTCAAGAGTACGCGGCTTGGCATAGATTTTCAAAGAAGTGCCAGTGTAATTAGTAATATTAAAGTTGTTGATTCTGACGATACCAGTATCATAGTCAACAGTGCCGATATCAAGAATGGTTCTATGCTGTGTTCCAGAAGTATTGATGATACGCATAATACCATCACCGTTATCTTCAAGGCGACAATTTGGCAATCCGTTATAAGTGAATGTCGAAGAACTTACGACATGAATATCACCTATTAAGTGCTCTGCACCTTTACCTGGAACATCGTTCTTCAGCGGATTTTTAAAATCAATCGTTACATTCTGACCAGATGATACTACACCTGAAGTCGCCAATGATACAAGCGAACCAGAAGTTGATGTAGGAGTAGAAGTCACCGTCGTACTCAAAACAGGTGTCAGATACTTGACGAGTTCAACCTGAGTTTCGTTACTAATGATACTATTTTCTGCAGCATCGACATCACGAATAAATCTTGAGTAGCGAAGAGTGCGACCAAAGTTATTGAGATTGACAGAAGCGTGTGTCAGAATAGAATCGATAACGTTCGTGCGAATATCTTCTGGATTCAAACCTGTCAGGTTGATATTGTATTTGATATTTGTATTGACATACAGATATGTGTAATCAGGAGAAACAAAGAGCGGTTCGATAGCAACAGAAGATCTTGACCTCAAGAATTTCTTATATTCTGCTTCTTTAATCTTTGGAAGACCATCAACTTCATCGAGATCAATCGACAAGAAGATTCTGCCGTATTGAGGAGGATTAGCATCTTCTCCGCCATATGCAACGACTGCGTTAATTTCAGGAAAGTTTGCTTTGAGTAAGTTCTCATAATCTTCTGAAGTCACTGCACGTTCTTGTGTAGTGAATGCACGAGGAGCATTATACTTAATCGAGTTGAGATCTTCTGCAACAGCACCGTCTGTAGCAGCAGTAATAGTTTCAATAACTACATTCGATTCGTCATCGATACGGGCAGTATTAATAAACCTGAATGCTCCGTTAGGAAGTTCACCATTGCAAACACGATATTCGATAACTACTACCGAATTGTTTTTTGGTTTACGACCTACAACGCCGTCTCCAAAGACAACTTCATATGCATCTCCAATTCCTGGCTGCAAGAAAAATACTTTTGAGTTAAGATCGTGGCCAAAAAGAGATGTTGCGCGAGTGTAAGTGTGAGTTGTTGTGCCGTTATCTTCAAAAACTGTAACTAATAAACTTTCAAGATCAACTCTTTTATTACTGATCTTGTATATTAGCGGACTATTATAGTTCACATTGTAAGTATCGCTAAGATAATTGCCTTCGTATACTCGAATCGCTTCGCTTTCATATACGAAGTTTGATCCCGACGGAGTTCTGTTCGTAATCACATAATTTTCAGTAGTACTAAAGTTATAAGTGAAGTCATCGACGCGTGAAGAAAACGATGTACCCTTTGGAATAACAATCGAGCGCTTTGATGCATCTGCAGAAGTGATGACGAGTTGAATCACAGCTGATGAAGATCGAAAGGATCTCGGAAGATAGTTTAATTCTTTGGCATGCGAAATTACGCTATCGCGCAACTTAGCAGAATCAAGAAACATCTCGTTGCTGATCATGTTCAGGTAGAACGCGTTCTGATATGTGTTGTAAGACAACACGTCAAGAAGCACTGAAAGGTTGCTTCCGTCGAAGTCATAGTCCTTGAATCGATCTTGAGACCGTAAGAAGGTCTTGAGCGAATCTTTATAGGAATCGAAATCTAGCTGTGTAAGGACTATACTGGAATTTGCTGCCATTATCTTACTCTATAAAGGGTGAGTTGAAGTGTCTGCGGATTAGCATTATTTATGATCTCGTAATAGACTGATATGTCGTAAGAATGGGCGAATTCATTCGACACTACTAACACATCTACTACTCTCGCTCTTGGCTCATATTTACCGATAGACTCTTTGATAGCGTCTTTCATTAAGTCGGCTGTCATGACAGAAATATCTTCAAATAAGAATCTACGAAGTCCACCACCAAATTCTGGATTAAACAAACGTTCTTTTGTATTGGTCGATAAAATATTCCGCATCGATCTTCTGACAGCTTGCTCATCGGTATAGAGAGCAAGTCTCTTGTTCTGAGGATGAATATTAAAATTGTTATAGAAGTCAGTGAACACAGGATCACGCTGTGTTGTTTTCCTTGTTGTCAGTGCATCTATTCTGTCTGTCATATTACCCTACTGCTTTATCTTATTTATAATGATTATATGATGGTTTCTAATATCTCATAGTTTTCGATGTCGACATTTGCAACATCGTCAGAGAGAAGCCCAACCTGGCCAGTAAAGGCAAAGTTTTGATAATCTTCGTTGCTACCAATCGCATCTAATCCTGGACCAGCCGAACGAGTAAAATCATATCGTATCATTACAAATGTAGATTTATTCGTTTCAATGTAAGAAAGAAGTTTGTTGCTGCCATCATACACAAAATCAGTCAAAATCATATCACAATCTTCGTACGAAACAACTGTTCCGACCTCAAACGTATCGTTGACTTCGTGTCTGAAAGGATACCAATCATCAACAACAACATCATGATCTGTTGCAAATACATAAACTGCACATAATAATAGATCATCGACGCAATTCTGTTCGCATCGTACGAAAGTCGGCATATACCAATCGTCAATTTCAACCGTGGTGACTCCAGGTTCTGGCACAGTAAATCGTATTGCGATTGGTGGGCTTAGATCCCCATAAGAAACTGTTGGAACTGTCGGTTCGCTAACATCTGAAAAGAAATATCCATTTTCTGATACTGAATATTGATCTAACATGTTAGCCTAATCCACCTCACACAGTTGCAGAAGCAGGCTGAGCCCACTTTGGCAGGTTGTCTGGATTCGGTTCTAGTCCGTACTTCGTTCTACGTATCTCGATGCAATTCGGAATGAATTTTAAGATCGCATCTGGAATACCAAATATCGGTTTTAAAATGATATTTAAAACCATACAGATCGATACTTTGCCACGACAGATGTCGATGATCAACTTAATCGCTTTAATAATCTTGTCGACGATTGGAAACTGCTGTAGAATCCAACCAGGAGCTTTGAGTATGATATCATGTATCTTGGCAATGAAATCTGTCTGAAAGAACTTCTTAATCTTTTCCATGGCATCTTCGAACGCATCTTCAATTCGATGCCACAATTCTTCTTTCGAGTGAATCGTTTCTTTCTTCTTACGTTCTTCGTTATCGAAACCAATTAAATTACCTAAAGTTCCGAAGAGCGGGATCGGTAAGTTCAAGACAAAGTCTATCAGTTCTTGGAGTAACTTCTCTCCGAGATCTTCTGCCGCTTTGCCCGACAAGACGTCTTCTTTGGCCTTCTTAATACGTTTCTTAAAATCTTCATACTTCAGTTTTAATTGCGCTTTAATAGGCTTCGTAGGATCGATGAATACTCCAATCCTTTCAATGATTGGACCAATAATAGGAATCTTAGTAAGCAACTTGATCATTGCATTGATGCAGGCGGCAATGAAATCGCTCAGTAGTTCTTTCATCCACGCCAAAGCTTTCTGCCAAAATTCTTCGGCTTCATGCTCAGGGCTTTTAATTCCAAGTGTTCCGTCGTATTTGCCATCACCAAAAAACTTTCGAACCGATTCAATGTCTTCGGCAATTGCAGCTTTGATCTTGACTTTACCTTCTTTCGTAAACAAATCCTTGATTACTGGCTGATAACGAACAGGATTACCGGCTTCGTCTAATAGGGTGACAGCTGTGACGAATGGAATTGGCGTTTGCAATACATCAGGAATACCAAGAATATCAACAATCTTGAGCAGGGCTTCGACGATCTTCTTCTGAAACCATACGTCGATCTCTTTTAGGAACTCGCGGACCTTATACTTCATCTCTTGTTCTTTTGACTTGATCTTCTTAAAGACGTCAGTCATCAGAATGCCAGTAATATCATCGACTAGCTTTTCCATGTCTCGAATAGCTTCAATGAGTTCTTTACCGCACTCGTCTTGAATAAACTTTGCTTGTAACTTCAGTTGGCTAATGATCTTTGCAATGCCTACGAAATAGTCTTCCATTTGACGGAAAGATATTTGCCCGTTAGGACCACATTC